ATCATGTCCCAGCGAAGCTGAGACCGATCCGCCTTGATGACCCGCGCCTCGCCCATGATTCGCCCCCGCCCCGTCGAGCGCGAGTGAATCACGGACAGTCCGCAAAGCCAATTTGTTCACACGCTCGTTCGCGGGCATGACAAGTGGGCTCCGGAGAGGCTGCTTCTACCAGAATGCAGAAGGCGCTAAAGCCCAATTCCAGGGTTGAGCCGGCCCTCGGGAATATCACCGTCTCGGCTCGAACTCCGGCGCCGTCACCTCGTGCAGCGCGTGGCCGAGCTTGCGGTTGAATTCGGCGGCGGTGAATTGCGCGTTGACGACGTCGGTTTTGTCGTTCCCGGGTAGCGGACATTGCGCCGTGGCGCCCGCGACGCCCTGGGTCTTAAGATAGCTCTTCAGATCCGTCTCCAGCCGCTCGCGATCGCGCGCGGCGGCGAAGACGTCGGTGATCCAGACGTCCTTGCCGCCGGGCGAAACAGCGAGGCAGAACGTCCAGCTCGCGCTCGCCTGAGCCGGCGCGGCGCCGATCAGCAGCGCAAGCAGAATCGACGTCGCGAAAGAGCGCATGGCGGCGGGCCCAGGTTCGCTTTCCGCCATAAGCGCGCGGAGAGGCGGACGCAAGCGGCCACCAGTAGGATTGGGCAACGAGCGCAGAGGCCTTCATTGTTTGCTTGGCGGAGCGGAGCGAAGCGTGAGGGAAAGATGATTCAAGGATGCGAGGCGCCGCCTTCGGCGGCGGCCCTTCGAGCCATCCTTGAGTTCATCTTTCCCTCACGCACAATCGCCTCCAAGCAATCAATCAAGGAGCGGCGCGAGCACGGGTCTGGCTCGCGCAACGCGCGCCTGGCGGCAGTTAGAACAAAACACGAACATTTCCTTGCCCCCTTACGCCGTTCGCGGCATAGTGTTCAACAATGGGGAAATGGCGCCGAGGCGCTGAGCGGGCGGCGCGCAAAGCCGCGCCCCTCCCCGATCCCACGACGCGCGCCACGCGCCTCTCCTCCGCAATCCTTCCTTCACCCCCGTCAACGGAGCTGCGACGCATGTCGGCGCTTGAACTTTTCGTGTCTCTGTCAAAAGTCGATCTCGACCAGCGCGTCGTGCATGGCGTCGCCACCGCCGAAGTGCCGGATCGGGTCGGCGAGATCTGCGACTATGCTTCGACCAAGCCCTATTTCGAGGCCTGGTCGAACGAAGCGCTCGCCGCCAGCGGCGGCAAGTCGCACGGCGCCGTGCGGGCGATGCACGGCCGCGTCGCCGCCGGCAAGCTCACCGACATCGCCTTCGACGACGACAACAAGCGCATTCTCGTCGCGGCGCAGATCGTCGACGACGACGAATGGCGCAAGGTGACCGAGGGCGTTTATACCGGCTTCAGCCAGGGCGGCCGCTATGTGAAGCGCTGGCCGGACGCCGACACGGGCCTGACGCGCTACACCGCCGAGCCGAACGAAATCTCGCTCGTCGATCTGCCCTGTGTCCCTGGCGCGACTTTCGAGGTGGTCAAGGGCGGCGTGGTCGAGAAGCGCGCTTTCGCGACGGCCGTCGATGTCGCCGAGGCCGCCGCTGAGCCGATCGCCGCTGCGCCGCTAGCGGCGGCGAGGGAGACTGTTCGCGACGCCGCAGCTCCGCCCTCCCCGACCTCGTTCGAAGCCCTCGCCAAGGCCGCCTCGGCGCTGTCCGAGGCCGTTCGCAGATTGGAGAAGGCGACCGAGGAGACCGCGCGACTGCGCAATGCGCTCGAGGCGCTGTCGCCGGCCGTCGCCGACCTCACCGGCCGCATCGCCGCGCTCGAAGCGCAGCCGCTGCCGGCGCGCGCCGCGCTGCGGCCGGTCGCCAAGAGTGCCGACGTCGGCCGCGACACGGCGAGCGATCCGGTCGACGACGCGATCCGCCGCCTCGCCGACCTGCCGCCGCACGAGCGCGCGCTCGCGCTCACCAAGCTGAGCCTCGCCAACCCCATCGCCCCGCGCTTCTAAACCGGTGCATCGAGTGCAAATCATCGGCGACGGCGCCCTTGACGACCAACCAGCGAACCGCTTTTCCTGAGATCGACGCAAACGGAGCGACCGTAGTCGGCGCGGGAAAGCCGGCATTCTCGAGCGGGACGAATATCCCTCCCACTGTCGAGGTCGTTCGCCCGACAACTTAGACGACCTCGATTTTGGGACCTTCCCATGAGCATCGAAGATCTCGACAAGATCGATCGCGTCTACCGCGATCCCGACACGGACCGAGTCGTGCTGGTCATCACCGATCATTTGCCATGGGACGACGACGAAGGACGACACCTCGAACTGCTGCAGGCTAAGGTCTACCGCCAGCTCGATGTAATCGAATCCGGAGAGGTCGCCGAGAAGGTCCCTTTCGCGCGGGGGAAATCATACGCGATCGCGATCTATTCCCTACACGAACTGAGCCAGGATGGACGGAACTTGGTCAACAATCTCACGCCCTATCTGGCAGGCATGGGCGTCGAATTGCGCTGGATTCTTTTCGATCCCAAAGCCACGCCTCCCAAGCCAGTCATGCTCAACTGAGACCTATATCGAGCACATTCTGGACGACGCCGAAGCCCGTTGTCGCCCGGCAGAGCGCCTAGGCAGCGACGGCGCCGCTGGACGCCCTATAGGGACGAGGTCGGCCGGGCAAGTCTGACGCTGAGGCTCTACGAAGCGGGCATTCGCGTGCGCACGCCTTCGCGGAGCAGTGCGCGGACCGCTACGCCATGTCGCTCGCCACACAATTCTTGCGCGAGGGGCGCTACACCCTTCCACCGTGGTTCTGCCCCACGCATTTCAACGTCGGCGTCGCTCTATTCGGCTGGGGCATGAGCGGACAGCTCGACATGTCGGTCTATCCTCCGGGCAAGGTGGCGGCAATTGTGGCGGAGCGCGTACGATCCAAGCTCGTTCCTTTCGTGAGCGGCGTCGTATCGCTGGCGGCGCTTCTGGAATTCGTCGATCGGAACGAAGAGCCGGTGCTATGGATTCGCACGGGGGGATGCGTGCCAGGCAGCGATCGTCGCTTACCTGGCCGCCGCGCTCGGCTTGGCCCGCGAGGCGACGAGGGCCCGGCTTCGCCGGAAGGCCTACTCCATGATCCAATGGCTCGACGAGCCTCGGATCACGCCCGAGACCTACATCGAGCACATTCTGGACGACGCCGAAGCCGCCGTCACCCAGCAGAGCGTCTACTCCGCCCCCGATCGTTGAGCCAACCTTGACGTCGTCAACCGCGCGAGCGCTCGGCGGCTAGCTCGCGCCGAACTCGCCCCCTCCCACTCTTTCCTTTCGCTCCAACCCCGCGCCGTCACGCGCCGCGGGCGCTTTCGCGCGCCCTTCCTCCAACACGCAACCGCACAGGACCATGCAATGGACATCGCTATGAGCACGCAAGAAACCCTCGGCCTGATGAAAGAGTCGCTCACCAAGAACGTGACGCTCGCGACCGGCCTCAGCGCCTACGATTTGATGGCGCCGGCCAAGAACCTCTATCCGATCGTCACGCCGCTCAGGAATTCGCTGCCGCGCGTCGGCCGGGTCAGCCCCGGCGACGCGGCGCGCTGGCGCACGATCACCTCGATCACTGGCTCGGGCTATGACGCGATGGGCTGGGTTCCGGAGGGACAGCGCACCGCCAGCATGTCCTACGCCGCCCAATTGAATGTCGCGCCGTATCTGACGCTCGGCGAAGAAGACACGGTGACCTTCGAAGCCGAGGCCGCGGCGCAGGGCTTCGAAGACATCGACGCCACCGCGACGCTGCGCCTTCTGCAGAAGACGATGCGCAAGGAAGAGACCGCGCTGCTCGGCGGCAATTCCTCGCTCGCCCTCGGCACGCCGGGAACGCCGACGCTGGCGGCCGCCGGCACGGGCGCCACCCTGCCCGCCGCCACCTATTCGGTGATCGTCGTCGCCCTGAGCTTCGAGGGCTACGCCAATTCGAGCCTCGCCAACGGCGTCGCGACGACGAAGACCATCACCGGCAACGACGGCGCCACCTATACGCTCAACGGCGGCTCCTCGAACAAGTCGAGCAACGCGACGCAGGCGGTGACGCTCGGCCAGACGCTCTCCGCCACCGCGCCTGTCGTAACCGGCGCCATCGCCTACGCCTGGTATGTCGGCGCCGCCGGCTCCGAGACCCTGCAGGCGATCACCACCATCAACAGCGCTGCGTTTTCATCGCCCCTGCTCACCGGGCAACAGCCCGCGAGCGTGATCGCCGGCGACAATTCGCGCAATGCGACGCTCGCCTTCGACGGCCTGCTCACCGTCGGCTTCAACCCTGCGAATTCGGCCTATGTGCAGAGCCTGGCCTCGGGCGTCGCGGGATCCGGCACCTACCTCACCGCCTCGGGCCGCGGCTCGGTGGTCGAAATCGACAACATGCTGGTCGAGATGTGGAACACGTACCGGCTCTCGCCGACCGTGCTCTACGTCAACGCGCAGGAGCAGAAGAACATCACCAACAAGTGTCTGACCAACGCCTCCGGGCCGCTGATCCGCTACAACGTCGCCGCCGACAGCGACAACGGCGGCCCTTACGGCGTCTCGGCTTCGGGCGTCGTGCGCTGGTACTACAATCCGTTCAGCGTCGACGGCGGTTTCGATGTTCCGGTGAAGGTGCATCCCGATCTGCCGCCGGGCACGATCCTCGCGCTCTGCGAGCGGCTGCCGGTCTGGTATCAGTCGAACCAGACGCCCAATGTCGCGGAGGTGCTGACGCGCCGCGACTACTATCGCGTCGACTGGCCGCTGCGCACGCGGCGGCGCGAATTCGGCGTCTACGCCGAAGAGACGCTCGCGGTCTACGCGCCGTTCGGCGTCGGCCTCATCACCAACATCGGCAACGGCTGACGCAGTCGCGGAGGCGGTCCCCCGCCGCCTCCGCACTTCTCGCTCTCACCTCTCACCCACGGGCCCGCATGTCGCACGATCTGACGCATCTCGCCGCGCTCAAGAGCTGGCTCGGCATGCCGGCAGGCGCTTCGACACAAGACGCGACGCTCGCCGCGCTGATCGGCGCTGCGAGCCGATCCATCTATGCGACGCTCAGCCGCCCCGCGCTGCTGCCGCAATCCTATAGCGAAGTGCTCGACGCCGAGAGCGAGCGGGTGTTCCTGCGCTGCTGGCCGGTGCTCGAAGTGAAGGCGGTGACGCTTGACGGCAAGCCGGTTCCCCCTGCCCCACCCGCGAACGCGCGTCACGGGCTCGGCTGGCTCCTGCGGCCCGACGACAACGCGCCGCCCGGACGCCAACAAGCGCTCGACATTTTCGGGCGGCGCGTTCGTCCAGGGCGACAGAATCTCGCCGTCGAGTACGTAGCCGGCTATGCGATTCAAGGCGAAGCCCATGTCGTTTCGTCGGCGGAGCCATGGACCATCGACGTTCGCGCGCCATACGGGCCATGGGGCCACGACATGGGCGTCGCCTACGCGGCGAACGGCGAGGCGTTGACGCGCGTCGCCTCGGCGCCGGCGGCGGGACAATATTCGGTCTCGCGCGGCGCCTATGTCTTCAGCGCTGACGATGCGGGCTCAGCGGTGGCGATCTCCTACGGCTATGTCCCGCAGGATGTCGCGCAAGCCGCGCTCGAACTCGCCGCCGAACGGTTCCGCGCCGCGGACCGGATCGGACTGCGCTCGAAGTCGCTCGGCGGACAGGAGACGATCGCCTACGACGTGTCATCCATTTCGGCGCCGGTGCTGGCGCTGCTGCAGCCGTACCGGCGGGTGGCGGTATGAGGGACTATCTGCTGCTGCGGTGTGAACTCCGGATCATCACCCGTCTTAATCTCTACGCCAAGCATGTATCCGCGTACTTTCACTGGTGGCCTCGTCTCTACCCCAGCGAACACGGCTGCCGAGTTGGTGAGGATGATCGTCAAAGACGAATACGGGCAGGATGAACTCGATCGCAACGAGCCGCTCCCGTTCAGGCGGAAGGCGACGATTGGGTTGTCACGGGAACTTCAGGTCCGCAGCACACTCGACTTGGCCTCCCTGCCGAGGCCGGCCCGATTTTTGCGCGCATCTCGCAATTCGACGGCCGTATCGTCGATTATCATTTTCTACTCGACTACACGCAGACTTCGTCGCCCTAATCGCTTGGATTCCGCCAAGCTTCGACGCCGTGAGGCTCGAATTCTGGCCGCTTACGGGCATTGAGTTTCTCACCATGCTCTCAATCACGCTCTCCGGCGAAGACGCCTTCGCCGCGCGCCTCGACGCTTTCGCCGACGCGTTGACACGCGCTCTCGACGACAAGGCCCAAGTCATGAGCAATGCGCTCGCCGACAAGGTGCGCAATGAGAAACTCTCGGGCCAGACGCTCAACGCGCGCTCGGGCGCGCTGCGCGGTTCAATCGCGGCGGAGGTCGGCGCCGACGGCGAAGACGTCGTCGCGACGGTCGCCTCGGTCGGCGACGTCAAATATGCGGCGATCCAGGAATACGGCGGCAAGACCAGCGCGCATGAAATCCTGCCGAGCAAGGCCGCGGCGCTTGCCTTCGTCGTCGGCGGCGCGATGCGGTTCGCGCGACGGGTCGAGCATCCGGGATCGCTGATCCCCGAGCGCTCCTATCTGCGATCGAGCCTCGCTGAGGCGAGCGACGAGATCGGCGCCGCGCTCGCCGCGGCGCCCGCCGAGACATGGGAGAGCCTATGAGCCGCGAAGCCGCCTTCTCCGCCTTGTTCGACGCCGTCTGCGCCGCCTTTCCCTGGGGGCTCGCCTCGCGACGGATGAGATTGTGGAGCGAGATCCCGCCGACGATGCGACCGGCGCTGTTCCAGCTCGAGTCGGGGCCCGAGACCTATCAATGGGCGTCGCCGGCAACGCCCAAGCGCACGTTGGAGGCCAAGCTCTTCCTCTATTTCGACGCGCGCGATCCTTCGACGCCAGGTGCGAGCGCGATCAACGCGGCGCTCGACGCGCTCGACGCGGCGCTGGCGCCGAGCGGCGCCGATAGCGGGCTCGGCCGCCAGACGCTCGGCGGCGCCGTTCATGACTGCAAGATCGCCGGCGCGCCGGTGCGCGACCCCGGCGACCTCGACGGCGACGGGCTGGCGGTGGTGAGCGTGAAGCTCGTGCTGCCGTGAGGGAAGACCACGATGAGCATCGCGGAATTGCAAAAGCGCTGGGAGGCGCACGCGGCGACGCATCCAATCAGACCGGTGATGATTTTCGCTGACGGCTTTCTCGTCGTCGGCGCGGGAACTCGCCTCGGCAAAGTGAGCGCGCTGGACGAGCTGCGCCTTGGGTCGCGGCTCGCCGCCGCTCACCGCCTGCCGATCGCGGCCATGCCGTTGCGTCACTTCAAGCGCGCCTTCGACGCGATGCGCGAAGGGGAAGCGGCGCTGGCCTATACCCACCTTGCGCTCAGCGGGCTGAACAAGCTCGTCGACCCCAATGAAGACGCGCGATGGCTCTTCATCGTCGACGCACTGCTGGCGGAGGGCGCTGATCCTTTGACCATCCTGAAGGGGCTTGGAACCGATCCGCGCGACTGCGGCATCTCCCTCGAGAAATACGATCCTGATCAACCGCGCGTGCCGTCAGGCAATCCTGACGGCGGCCGGTGGACGCACGACGATGCAGTTACCTTGAGCGACCGTCAGCACTCTCACGAACTCGTCGACGACCTTGGGCTTGTGCTGCCGCACGGATGCGAAGAAGAATGGAGGCAGGCGCGCAAGTTCGGCCAGCGATTGTTGTCGACACCGAACCCGCCTCTTGGATTGACCGGTGGCCACACAACGGTCGACGGATGCGCAAAGGGCTTCGTAAGTCAACGATGCGGCGGGAACCCAGTCGCCTGAGGAGATGCCAATGAGCCTCGACGATCAGATCCTTCCCTTCGTGAACAAGCGCGACTGGAGAGGCTTGGAGGGCTTCCTCGCGAGCCATCCCCCTGGGGACAATCCAAACGACCGAGCGGGCCACGCCTATTGGAGCGTGAGGGTCGCAATGGACCTGCGCGATTTCGACGGAGCCTTGCGCCGCCTTGACGCCCTCGACGGCGAGTTTGCATGCCGTTGCTTGGTTTGCAGCCTCCGTGGGGAGATCTATACGCTGATGGACAACCCAAACGCCGCCATCGAGGCGCTGCGCTCGGCGCCGTGGGGGGACGAGATGGATCGGTTCCCGGCGCTCTCTCTCGAGACGATGTTTCACTACTGCTATTTTCTTGCCAAGGCCGGGCGCGAAACTCCGCCAAAGCTCGTCGACGCAATCCCGCCCGACTATATCTCCGTTCAATATGACGGCAAACGAGTCAACAAGGGGCATCTCTTGGCGTTGATCGAGCGAAATCAAAAGCGGCCGCAGCAACCCGTTGGCTCGTTGTAAGTCAGCGTTGCGGTGGAAACCCCGTCGGCTGACGAGACGTCAGTGAGTCTTCTCGATCAGATATTTCCCTATGCAAAGCGGAACGACTGGGTAGGCTTGGCGACGTTTCTCGCAAATCATCCTCCCAGCGACGATCCAGACCAACGATCCACTCATGCGTATTGGAGCGTCATGGTTCCAATCGGGCTGCGCAACTTCGACGAAGCCTTGCGCCGTCTCGACGCGCTCGAGAGCGAGTTTCCATGCCGGTGCGGGATTTGCGATCTGAGAAGCGAGATTTACTGGCGAATGGGCGACAAGGCCGCGGCGATAGAAGCGTTGCGGGCGGCGCCGTGGGGCGAGGAGATGGATCAATTCCCAGCCTTGGCGCTAGAGGCGATGTTCCTCTACTGCTACTTCCTCGCCCTAGAGGGACGCCAAGCGCCGCCAAAGCTCGTCGATGCGATCCCGTCGGACTATGTCTCGATCCAATACGACGGCAAGCGTGTGAGCAAGGCGGATCTCGTGGCCTTGATCGAGCGAATTCACAATCAGAAGCGGCGGCCCGCAGACCTTCGATAAGACTGACGCTATCGCCGCTCTTGCCGTACTGATGGGCTCGCCATGCTACATGTGCTGATCGCTTTGAGCGTCGTAGCCGACGCACTCAGCAAACCAGGTTCCTTGGACTGGGCTTCCGTCGGCCCCACAATTGGACTGCGTTTCACTGGCGTGAGACCGATCGGGACAAAGGAATCCGCCTCCGCGATCGAGGGCGGGGAGTTGGTCGATCAAGGCTTGCCTGTAGACGGAGTGATGTCGCAGACGCCGCAACGAGGAGTTTCGCTGTTTTTCCCCGAGGGAGCAGTGCGAGGCCCGGACATTGCGACACGGCAATACGGTGCTGACCAACGCATGATTCCGTCGCGGTCGGCCGCGGCCATGCAATCATTTTCACGATTGGCGCCGCCGAACGCGCAGTTCTCGTCAACGACCAAAAGGATTTTGTCGTCGGCGTCACCGCCCGCGAGGCGAAACTCGCCTAAGCGCGCCAGAGGTTGACGGCGTTGACCCGCACCTCAGCGACGCCGCGGGACCCGTATTCCGCCACAAGCGACTAATCGCATTAACCGAAGTGGCTCAACGCCATCGGAATTGATCGCGATGGCCGAACAGGCCCGCGCGACCCGCAAGCGCGCGCCCTTCCGCCTGCCCTTTCTGCAAAGGAACCCCGCCATGTCCCTAGACGGCCAGCAGCGGCCGCTGCCGCCGAGCCTGTTCGCGCGCCTCGCGCAGGCGGCGCGCTTCGCCATATCGGGCGTCTCGCCCGATACGTGGTTCGGCCCGCAACAGCCTTTGGCGCCGCAGGCGCCGCCCGAGGTGAAGGGCCGGCAATGGGACTATCCGTTCGGCGTCAATCTCTCCTATGTACCGCGCTCGACCGGCGGCATTTCTTTCGCCGAATTGCGCGCGCTCGCCGACACGTTGCCGTTGCTGCGCGCCGTGATCGAAACCCGCAAGGACCAAATCGCCGGCTTGAGCTATGCCGTGCGCTCGCGCGATCCCGCCCGCGCCACCGACGCGAAGGCGCGCATCGACGCCGTCGCCGCCTTCCTCGCCCGCCCCGACCGCCGCCATTCCTTCGCCGCCTGGCTGCGCATGTTGCTCGAGGACATGCTCGTCATCGACGCGGCGTGCCTTTATCCACGCTTCGATCGCGGCGGCCGGCTCTTCTCGCTCGACGTGATCGACGGCGCCACCGTCACGCCGCTGATCGGCGAGGACGGCCGCTCGCCCGAGCCGCCCGATCCCGCCTATCAGCAAATCCTGCACGGCGTGCCCGCCGCCGACTTCACGCGCGACGAATTGCTGTATCTGCCGCGCAACGCGCGCGCCCATAAGCTCTACGGCTTCAGCCCCGTCGAGCAGATCGCGCTCACCGTCAACATCGCGCTCAGGCGCGACGCGGCGACGCTCGACTACTATCGCGCCGGCTCCGTCCCCGACGCGTTCGCGACGCTGCCGAAGGACTGGACGGTCGATCAGATCCGCCAGTTCCAGGAATATTTCGACGCGCTGATGTCAGGCAATCTCGCGCGCCGGCGCATGGTCAAGTTCATGCCGAGCGAGTTCCGCCTGATCGAGGCGCGCCAGCCTCCGCTCAAAGATCAGTACGACGAATGGCTGGCGCGGGTCATCTGCTACGCCTTCTCGGTCCCCGCCTCCGCCTTCGTCGCCCAGGTCAATCGCGCCACCAGCGAGACCTTGCGCATGCAGGCGACGCAGGAAGGGCTCGTGCCGCTCAAGGCGTGGATCAAGAGCGCGCTCGACGAGGTGATCCAGGTCCATCTCAATGCGCCCGACCTCGAATTCGTCTGGGTCGGCGACGACGCGGTCGATCCGCTGCAACAGGCGCAGACGCTCAACATCCTCGTCGCCGCCGGCATCAAGACGATCGCCGAGGCGCGCGCCGAACTGGGCCTCGCGCCAGGGGGCAAGGCGGCGCTGGCGCCAGCGTTCGGCAAGTACAATCGTCACCACGACGAGCGCGGGCGGTTCTCGACGGCGGAGAATGCGGTCGAGCCGGGCGCGGGGCGCGCGACGACGCCGAAGGGAGTTCAGGTCGCGGCGAATGATGCGGCCGGGACGAAGAGCGGCGCACCGACAGCGCCGGCGGCGGCCGATCAAAGTGGTCCAAACGTTGCTCTTCTTTCTCGTACGGATAAGTCAATCTGTCGCGCGCGATGCAGCGCTTTGGCATTGCCTACGAGTGACTTTGGAATCCAATTCCAAAGATGCATATTGGCGTGCGAATCTGGCGGGAAGTCAGGATTTCCCGAAGGGGACAGGCTTTTTCGCTAAGACTCGCCAATATGTGTATCAACGGAGGTCGCGATGGACAGGGATGTTGCCATACGAATCGACGGAATGCTTATCGGAGTTCGCGGCAATCTGGATGGAATCGCTCATTATATGAGAAATAACCTGACGCAAAACGAGTATAACTCTCTAATCAACCACATTGGAGAGTCCATGGGAGAACTAATCGAAATCTCCAGATCGTTACACGAGCAGTTTCCGGACATAGTCCCAGATGAACTGAAACCTGCCTCGGAGTAAAGTCCTATTGCGCCATTCAGGCGCGCGTTTAGCTCGACTCGAGGCTCTCGGCGGGCAATTCCACTTCTCCGCCGACTCAAGGCGAGGGCGAGTGAGACAAATGGGTGACTTCACTTCGTTCATTCCAAACTCCTTGATGGGGCGTGCCTTCGTTTGCGGCGACGAATTTGCATGGTCGCGCTCGGACACCCTCGATGTGATCACCATCATCGAGCGCGAAGGTTTCTCGGTGCTTGGCGTGGACATCTGGATACCCTCGCCAAGAGGGCCGATTATACCGACGCCGTTCGTGTACGATTGGAGTTCGAGCGATTGGAAGCGATATCCGCACGTGCCGAAGTCGGCGGCCAACTTCGTTCGCTCGTTTGAATGGGACTCGAAGGACACGAACTTCTTGAACCGTGACCCGTATTTCAACCTGACCGTCGACAACGAACGAAAGTGAGCTCGCCGCGTAGGTAGGACGCGAAACCTTTGCGTTTGCCGCTGATCGGCGAGGACGGCCGCTCGCCCGAGCCGCCTGACCCGGCCTATCAGCAGATTCTGCATGGCGTCCCGGCCGCCGACTTCACGCGCGACGAGCTGCTCTACTTGCCGCGCAACCTGCGCGCCCACAAGCTCTACGGCTTCAGCCCCGTCGAGCAGATCGCGCTCACCGTCAACATCGCGCTGCGGCGCGACGCCGCGACGCTCGACTATTATCGCGCTGGATCCGTGCCCGATGCTTTCGCGACGCTGCCGAAGGACTGGACGGTCGATCAGATCAGGCAATTCCAGGATTATTTCGACGCGCTGATGTCCGGCAATCTGGCGCGCCGGCGCATGGTCAAGTTCATGCCGAGCGAGTTCGGGCTGATCGGAGCGCGCCAGCCGCCGCTCAAAGACCAGTACGACGAATGGCTCGCCCGCGTCATCTGCTACGCCTTCTCGGCGCCCGCCTCCGCCTTCGTCGCCCAGGTCAATCGCGCCACCAGCGAGACCTTGCGCATGCAGGCGACGCAGGAAGGGCTCGTGCCGCTCAAGGCCTGGATCAAGAGCGCGCTCGACGAGGTGATCCATGTCTATCTCAACGCGCCCGACCTCGAATTCGTCTGGGTCGGCGACGACGCTGTCGACCCGCTGCAACAGGCGCAGACGCTCAACATCCTGGTCGCCGCCGGCATCAAGACGATCGCCGAGGCGCGCGCCGAACTGGGGCTCGGGCCTGGGGGCAAGGCGGCGCCGGCGTTCGGCAAGTACAACTCGCACCACGACGAAATCGGACGGTTCACGACGGCGGACAATGCGGTCGCGCCGGGCGCGGGGCGCGCGCAGACGCCGAAGGGCGTTCAAGTCGCGGCGAATGATGCGGCCGGGACGAAGAGCGGCCCCGGCGCGGCGGTCGTCGCGCAGGGAGCGCCGGAAGACGAGCCGAAGCCGGAGTCGGAGAGCGAAAGTGAAGGCGGGACTTATTTCGATCCGGCGACTGGACGATGGGTTACGCTTCCTCCCGGCTCGGCGATCGGGCCGGGACGCGGATGGATCGACCCGCGCAGCTTGCCGCGAGGACCGACGTACCTTGAGCCTCCCAGTTCCAATGAGGACGCGGAAGCGGATGCGGCCCCGCAGCCGAGAGGCACAGTGGCAGACGCGGTGGCGCCCAATGGCATCTTGCCGGGCGACAGTTCCGCAGGGCTGGGCAACCCACGCACTATGCCGCCGTCCAACGATCCGAACGTCACCGCGCTTAACTATATCGGGAGCATCTACAGCGGACAGACGCCGACATCCGTGACCGCCGGCGGCAAACTCCCGCCTGGTTCGTTCATCGTCGGCTTGCCAGATGGAACATTCATAACGTTCCGTCCAGCAGGAGGGGCGAGTTCGAGAACCCTCGACGGCACCGCCAATGTTGACATAAATAGCCCAGCCATTCGGACACTAAACAACGGCAGCTCGCTCAAACTCAAGTTCCCGCGCAAATGAGGCCCGACATGTCTCAGTCAAACACCATTGAGAGTTGGCTACAATTTGGGTTGCGGATGCTCTCCAGAGACGACATATCGCCTATTCATTTCTCGTCTGGTCTCATTGACAGTATTCCGGATGATACGCCGCAGCGCCGGCAGCTTGCGATTGACATGATGTACCGGGGCATCGTCAGCGGCCTGATGGGCGTCGTTACACCGGCCTATCGCAACGATCACGGCGCTTTCTTTCACGACATAAGTGCGCTCGATCCTTACGTTGGCGACGGCATCGCCTTGTGGCATGGGAGCGATCTTTGCGCTACGGAAAAACTAATCGAATTAGTCGACAAGTATTTCCCAAAAACAGGCCCCCACGATCGTACTGTCAACCCAGCTTTCATTCGGGAATTAAAGGATACTTTCGCGGAGAACCACGTACCGTGGTCGGACGCGCCGCTGCTGCCGGTCAACACGAATAACCATTCCCCGGGCGCTTGAAGCCGCGGCGTCGCTCGGAGTTGAGCAGCGACACCGCTGCTGACGGAACCACCATCACGCCGCTGGTCGGCGTGGATTGCCGCTCGCCCTAGCCGCCCGCCCCCGCCTATCCGTCGGTCAGATCCGCCAGTTCCAGGAATATTTCGACGCGCTGATGTCAGGCAATCTGGCGCGCCGGCGCATGGTCAAGTTCATGCCGAGCGAGTTCGGGCTGATCGGAGCGCGCCAGCCGCCGCTCAAAGACCAGTACGACGAATGGCTCGCCCGCGTCATCTGC